AACGATGATCTCCATCTCCAAGTCATACTCAGTCTTGCCCTCGACTGCCAGAGATGGGTTGCGTGTCCCAGCAAAGGGGACTTGGTCCGTCTCGGAGTCAGCGACGTTCGCGCCATTGACGGTGTAGTACTGCTGGACGCCAGTGGTGCCATTGAGGTTGAAACTGACGACTTGACCGACCTGTACTCCTGCCACTGTAATAATCCCATTGTAGAACATGAAGGGCTTCTGGGTCCTCTTGGCGATGCCTGACTCTTTCCTCTTCACCTCGGTGTTGGCAGTGTCCTCGAAGAGCCTGTGCGTGTCGTACCTGTCACCCTTGGTACCCGTTTCGAGTCTCCCAGTGTCCGTGTAGACAAGTGCCGAGTCGAAGTCGACGGTCAGCCTCAGTGCTGCGTCGGTGTCCGCTGTGAGGTTGAAACTCGTCACCTTGCACCCACGAAAGACTCGTGTGAGTTGCTTGGAGTCGCTGTTCGACCCATCGGTCGTCCCCTCGTTGCTGTCAGTGTCCCTCCTCCTTATGCTGACCTCCATGGCGAACGATGGGATATTCGTACGTGAGAATAGTATGCGCTCGACTGGGTTCGTTATCAGCCCGTAGTTGGTGTTAGTGGTGGTCATGTGGGGGCTGCCCCTCGTGCTGTCAGCCTCGTACTTCAGGAACTTGATGCTGGTGTTATCGGCGTGGGAGAAGTTCAGTGGGTCATCGACCCATATCCTACCTGACCCGGAGGAGTCTGATATAGCCACGATCCTGCGTATCTCTTGCTTGACAGCCTTGCTCAATATTGAATTCGCTCCATTGGTGGGCCATGTCCCGTCACTCGCGGTCTCCCTGTAGGTCTTTATGTCGGTGGTGTTGGTGTCAGCGATTATGACGTAATCACCAGCACCGACTGCTGCTGGGCTTGCACCGTTTATCGTAGGGGCGGATGAGCCACCATCGTACGTGAATGAGGAGTCGCCTTGTGAAATGACGGCATCAGTCAGGAACGTAGCACCTCCTGTCTGGAGCGTCCCACCAGTGGCGGAGGTCGCCTCATGTCCGAGACAGTAGTACATCCATCTGGCATTGTGCATGTTGGACTCGAAACTACCACCCGTGTTGAGGAACCTACCCGGAACCTGAACGGCCACGTCACGGCCTAGGCCAACGACGTGATACCTCTTGAGATCGACCCTCGTCTCAGGTAGTGATATCGTGTTGACGAGTCCTACGAACTGGTCCGTCAGTACTCGCTCTGCGCTGCTGGAGGCGGTCGCATTGTAGGTCATCGACACGTCCATCGACGGTGTTGCGAACGGTAGGATCTCCATGACATCATTCGTCTTTGATTCCTTTGCGCTACTATGATCCACCTTCAATGCGGGTGTGATGGTCAATTCTGTCGCGCTGCTTACTACGGCATGCTTGATGATGGTGTAGGAACGACCAGAGACGGAGAAGTCATCATCAGTGCTAAACTCAGGGCTAGTGCTCTTGATGCTGAAGACTACCTTGGAGCCCACGAGCATACCTATGGGGAACGCGAGTATTCCATTATTGACTGGGGTAGATGCTGCACCACCGCTGAAGGTGATGATGCTGGTGTCCTTGACGAGGTCGCGGTTCCCCGCCTTGGCGATGAACTTGAATGATCCTGCGTAGTCGTGTGGTAGCACCACACCCGTCTCATGACCGAATGTGACTTCGGTCAAATCTCCCTTATACACTGTCGATGGCATGCCTACACCTATGGGATGAGTTCTGCGAAGATAACAACTTCGACTTGAAACGTAGTTCTGAAGAGTAATTTGGTCCTATCGGAGAGATCCGTACGGGTCTTGTACACGAGCCTGTCCATGTTCGTGCCGTCCCCCTTCCTCTTGGTATGAATGATTCTACGGATCTCATTCTCCATCAACTGCTGTTGTTTGCGGCTTCTCATGGTTCTCGCATCGAGTGTGATGTTTATCCTAGTGGTGACGAAGTCGTAGAGGAGTTCGGGCGTCTCTTCATTATGCGCTGTCTCGAAGACGATGACGTAGTCCCTGTTTCGCATGTCGAGGCGCTTACCGGTCTCCGGGCTGACATCAGCGACGTCGATGATCACGGGCTTGATGCCATCCGTGTTGCCCCTGTTCCAGTTCTCGGTGAGGACGTCGATGACGAGATTTATTCCCTCACTGAATGTTGCGACCACGCTTCCTCACCACCGTTCTCTCGAATGCCCGTATGGCACTGTTGTTCTCCACCTTTCTCAAGTACGACTGGGTGTCAGGGACTATCGCCCCTCCCTTGAGATCGAGGTCGTAGTTGTCATAGAGTGTGTTCTCACTCACCATTCGGGATTCCACCCTAGAGAGCGTACCCTCGTCCAAATCCTCCCCATCCGCTATGTCAGAGAGGTCCCTCTCCTCCTGCTCTATCCTCTCCCTCTGGGATTGGGGGCTCTGTGAGAATGCGTCACGTAGTTGGTTCTGCAGTTCGTCGTTGGCCTTGAAGTGATCAGTGACTTGCTTGAGCAGCAGTTTCGTCTCGAACGATGGTCTACTCAAAGGAGACCACCTCGATGTACCGTGGTAGCGCCCTGTCGATGTCCTGACGGTAGAGTTGGATCTTGGATGCGAGGTCGACGTTCTGTGACCCCTCGGGTATGAGGACGCTCCTGTCATCGCTGAGGAGCAACTCGATGGCCACCATCTTGGTGCAGATGTCCTCGATGGCCTTCTCCAAGTACCTCTCTCCGTAGACATAGGCCACCTTGACGGCGTTGTACTCGAAGAACGGGTATGAGTTGTTGAAGTAGATGATGCCCAGATCGTGGTCGAGCCAGTAGTCACGGAGCCTTGCCCTGTCACCGCTGGAACTCCCACCCTGTAGGTCAACCACGAATAGGTTCTGGGTCACAGTGAGTCCATTCAGGTCATCCACTGATGAGCCTACGACGGAGGCGCAACCAGTGAACGTGGTGCTCGTCTTGCCCGTGTACCTGATGGCGGTGTCCCCAACTGACAGCACCCCAGCAGCCGCGAAGCCTGATGTGGAGTCAACGGTCAGGACAGTCGTGGTGGCATTGCTGACGACTGCTGTCTTGGTCGTCACTTGGTTCAACTCTATGTTGCTGTCCGTGACCACGATGCTGCATGACTCACCAGCCTGTGTGGATCTCATGCTTGTTATCTTGACTTGGCCGCTACCATAGTCCGCGTTTGCGGTTGCTAGAAACTCGTTATGTACTCCTACATTGGAAGTACTACCCTCGAGGGTGAAGGTTGGTGAAAACTCAACGGCTGCCTTGCTGACCCTGTCCTCCTTGTTGATGAGGTCAGCGAGGTTCTGTGCTGTGGTTATCTTGTCGAAGTCTGCCCTCCATTGTGTGCTTGACGTCCCTGTCGTGAGCGTAGCGGCGCTCCCATTGCCGGGAGACAGGATGATGGAGCCTGACAGTGATCGTGGGTCGTCCGGTATCTTGATGCGAGCCTCGGATGCACCTATCTCCCTGTAGTCATCACCCTGCCACAACTCGATGCGTAGCATCTGTTGGACATTGCGGAAGAGGAGTGGTGTGGTACCGACATAGTCGGTGTAGTATCGTCGCCTGTATGGCTTGTAGGTGTCGAAGTTGATGTACTCCGCAGCGACGAGGTTCGGTCTCCATGAGTTGTGCGTTATGTTGTCTATCCTGTCTTGCACACGGAGGATGAGTTGCTTGACCTTGTCGAATGTGACGCCCCTCGTCCTACCGTTGGTGAACGACGCCGTGTTCTGTACGAAGGTGTTGTCTGCGCTCTGGTAGTCCGCTGCCGTTATTGATGATGCGAAGCCAAGTCTCACACCGTTGATCGTCGATGTGATGGCCGTGATGGTGCGCTCCAGACCAAGGGGATCGGCATCGCTGTAGATGAGTATCGTGTCTCCCACAGCGAACCCGATGTTGCGATAGTTCGCACCAGTCACGAAGACCCCAGTGCTCTCTGAATCTGCGCTCACTGCCACAGCGTCCTGTGGGCCGATCTCGAGGAGGTCGGCGACCTTCTGTGGTGTGGTGTAGACGAGGGCCTCTGGGTCAAGGGGTCTAGTCTCTGGCTCACCGGGACTGAAAACTTGTGGCATCTACAGTCTGGCCTCCTCACTCCGTGTCGCTAGGTTGTACTCCATTGGTCTTTCGCATGCACCGCATGTTTCCCTCCACATGAAGTGTAGGAATCCACAGTGCTTGCAGCGCGTACCAGCGCCTATGTTGAGCACGTCGCCTACGTTCTTGTTCCGTTTGCGCTGCTCGGATGTGACACCGGCGAGGGGTTTGTCCTCTGAGAGAACATTCCCCTCCCCGATGCTTGTTGCGTATCTCACGTTCTGCTTCTGTGCCACTGAGAGATCATCGATATCAAGCGTTCTTAACTCGAACCCCATGCATATCCCTCACTCTCATGGTTTCTGATAGACGATTAGGAAGACATTACCAAGGACCATGATCGGTTCTACTGATACTATCTTAGCACCGTCGTAATCAGTTAGGGCCTCTATAGCAGTGGTCATGCTGGTGCTTAGAGCACCGTCATTGCCTGCTCCGCTAAATTGCTTAGGCGTGAACGGTCCTAGTACTTGTAGTGCCTTAACCATCGGGTTCACCTACCGAATCAACTTCGTTGACCCATAGCGAACCATGTGCCGTCTTGACCGTTGACGTTCTGTATGACCAAGGTAGTTCCGTTGATCAGTGCGAACACTCCATCGACTCCTGCACCACTTCCGGGGGTGCTGCTACCGGCGTTAGCGCCAGCGGCAACGATTGTGGCAAGTTGACTTGAGAGGTCTATGTTTCCTCCTGCGTCACTTCCACCGTTGGTGAAGGTGCCGGTCACCATGAGTAGGTTGCCGACTGTTGTTGGTCTTGTGTCTATTGTACTTTCAAATGCCATGTATTAATCACTCTCCTGTTTCCTGTTGTTCCTCAACTGGAGGCTCCTCATCTAATACTTCCGGCTCTGGTGCCGGGGGGTTCAGATGCTGGTCCACGAGTTGAAGCAATTTCGTTTTTGTTCTGTATGACGATGCGGCGAACTCGACACCCTGAGATCCGAGCCACGCGCTGATGTCAGCACGTCGCCACGAATCGTCAGGTATGCCGTCGTTCCCCTCATCGACCGTTGGGGCCTCGTCACCTTCAAGGGTGAAGTAGGGAGCCACCAGTCTTGTTCGCCACTGATCAACCCATTCTTGTGAGACTTCCCTAACCTCTCCCCTTGTCCAATCAGGCGTGTAAGCGTCGGGGCTTCGCCTGTAGAACGAGGGTCCATTGTATCGCACAGAGGGCACTTACCCACCTCAGTTGTACAGTATCATCACTGTGGTCACGTTTGCCGAGCCGCTTAGGTACTGCAAGGTTGCTGTTAGTCCTGTGAAGGATGCTCCAACTGCTACTGCTGATGTACCGGCATCGGTGCACATAACGCTCAGGATCGCTGATGCTCCGCCACCGAGGATGATTGTCTCACCATCTGCGCCGCCTGTCACGTTGATTAGTGCCAACTTTGGTGCTGGGTCGTACCCGTTTGCTCCATCCGAGTTAGATGCGTTGAACGTACCGGGACCCCCACCGGGGTACGATACGTCTGCTGCTCCATCAAGGTGTTCGGTAGTGTCCATGGAACCCGCTCTGAGTTCCCATGCCCCTACTAGGGTTGCTGTTGCTGTTCCGCTTAATGTTAGTTCTTCTGCCATATCTTTTCACCTTACCTATTTGTTATCTCCAATTCAGGACAGGTCCCTCACGCTACCATGTGCTCCGAAGAAAGTGGTCCATATCTCACCCATGGTTCGGTATAGCCCTTCCTGACCTAGTCTGTTGATGGCGAATGGGTCGCCAGTCTCGATACCACTCTCGTAGTACTGAGTTGGGATTGCTGTGCTGAAGTACACGTAATCAGTGTCGAGGAAGTACATCCTGCTGATACCGTCTTTCACAACGTCCTTGGATGGTATGATCGGGACACCGTTGTAAGTTGCCACGATGAAACCAGCCTCGATACCGGGAACACCCTTCACACCGTTGTAGGTGGGGGTCACTCTCTTCTCTTCCATGAACCTCTGCTGGGACTGTAGCAGTTGCTGTAGTCTCATTAAGGTGTCATATCCAGTCAGGATGACCTTCGGGTTTCCACCGCGCTCCCAGATGTTCTGGAAGAGCGTGTCCAGTTGGTCTAGGCTGAGGGCCCTGTTCGTCGAACTTGCGTTCGCGTTGTCCTCAGCGAAGGACCATGTGTTGGCGCTTCTGTCTATGGAGTAGATGTCCTCGTCTCCAGCGTCGTAATGGGTGCCTGATGCCATCTGGTTGTTGCCAGTTGTGATTCTGTCCAACGACTCGAAGTTGTTGGCAGCGACGGTCGTGACGTCCGTGAGGAGCATCTTGTTGACCATCTCAGCGTGGTGCTTGCCCATCTCTTCCTTCAGTACGGATCGGATGTCTCCGAGACCGTCGTCCTTGTCAGCAAGGAAGATCGCAGTCTCCGACATGTCGAAGGTGTGTGCGATCGTCTTTGGCTTTGCAGCGATGTGCTGGAAGGTTGGTCTCACAGTCTCAGGCAGTGTTGCGTTCTCAGCAACTCCGCCGTGGAGTGCACCGCCGTTAGGCTTCTCTGTGATGACTCTCCAGCCGCTCCTGTCCCAAGGTCTCTTGGGTAGGATGCTGAAGGCGTTGAACTCTTGGTTCAACTGCGACCAGACCTTGCGCCCGTAGATTGCTTGGTAGGTACCAGCAGTCGTGGACAGCATAGGGCTGTCAGCCTTGAGCAACTCGCTACCGGAGTAGGAGTATCCCATTGCGTTTCCAGCGCCGTAGTAGTAGCGCTCCATGTCTGTTATTGTTCGTACGTAGTCTCTTGCCATTCATAATCACCTCTGTGTTTTACTTAGGCCCTCCTGAAGGCCTTGTTTGCGAGGTTGTGCACCTCGTCCCACGACATTGACGCTAGGTCAGCGGTGGAGGGAACATCTACTGATGGCACGGACTCGGACTTGGCGATGGTCTCGCCAGTCTCTGCTGGGTTGCTGATTGCCTCGACTCTCTCCGCTAGGGAGGCGATCGACTTCTGGATATCATCGAGAGGTCCTCGTGCGTCGAACTCGAGAGCAGCGGCTTTTGCGATCTCCTCGGAGCGCTCTTGCTCGTAGCGGGATGCGAACTGTCCCTCTAGGGATTTCTTCATCTCTGCCTCTAGCATGGCTGCTTTGTAGACTTCGTAGGCTGCTTCCACGTCAGTCGCGGATACGTCCTCTGGGTTAAGGTAGTCGGACTTCTCTAAAGTGGATTTCTTGCCTTTTCCACCAGTGCCGAAGTTGGCTTTGGGTACTTCTGGCTTTCCGTCTACGGTCTCCCTACCGGGTGCTTGCCCACCGAAGTAGGAGCCACCGTCTCCGATGTCGCTGGGGTGGGAACCGAGGTTCGCCTTTGCCACGTCATCGAAGTGGGTTCGAGCACCCTCTACATCCACACCAGCGGATTTCAGGGTGCTCTCCATCCAGTCCAAGTACTCGGACGAGATGACGTCAGAGTACTCGTCGGACTTTTCTACGTCCTCAGATTTCTTCTCGTCATCTTTGCCGTGTTCCATCATCTTGTCTTTCTCGTCCTTCATATCTTTCTTGTCGTCTTTCATGGCTTCTTTGAGTTGAGGAGGCATCCCCTTCTCAAAGGCATCCAGTCGACCTTCCAGACGCGAGAGGACGTCAGTCATTTGCGTCATTACGTCATTTTCTTCTGTCATTTTTGTCACCTTTTGTTTTTCTTTGTCTTCTTTTAAAATCTTGAACGTCGCCTCTGGATTGATGCCTCGCTCGCAGATTGTAATCTCATGCAGTTCCAACTTGCTGATCTCTTGGTAGTCTCCGTGCTCGGGGTCAGACTTCCTCACTCTCTTGAATGCCTGACCACCGATGCTGAATCCCCTGAGTGCTCCTTTGCGGATTTCAGCAGCGACTTCCTTTGCTTTCTCAATGTCGTCTCGTAGTGATACAACCACAAACATGCCGACATCGTCAACTTCGCTTTTCCAGAACCTCCCTTCGTTATCAGTGTATGATGGTATTACTTCCCCGACTTGTATGTTTGAGTGCGCTAGTTGCACGTTTCTGAATTTCGGGTCCTCCATGTATTTCTTGAATGCGTCTTTGAGTGCTTGCTTGGTTATCTTGTCGCCTTGTTTGTCCACCACTTCGACACTGGCATAGCCAGCGACGACGAGGTCACCACCCTTGAGCAATCGGAGACTTGACTCCCCTGTTGCACGTAGTGGTTGTGACAACACAGTATCACAGTTCGTTCTGTCATACTACATATATGAAGCGGCAACGTATTATTCCTGCTTCGTATTAATCTCTTCCTCGGAATCGCTTGACTGCGAGCGTTTCTTCCTCTGTCTGAGGGCCTTTGCCTTGGGATACTCCTCCTCGGGGTCCTCCTCCGGTCTCTCCTTCATGTCCCAGTCGGGCAACGACATCTCTGACGTGAGTCTCGTCGGTCCCCTTGGGCTCTGTATTCCACTGCCCAAGTCGATGCCCAAGCCCTTGGCACCAGTCGTGTTGAACATCTGCTCCTTCTCGAGGACGTCGAGTGCCCGCTCGAGCACCTCCAGTGCCTTCTTCATCTTCGGCTTGAGTAGGATGTTCTTGTCCTCTGGTTTCAGGATGCCAGCACTCTCACCCTCGATGACCTTCCTGCGGTGCTCCTGCTGCTCTTCGCTTGGTGCAACCTCGCTCTCTGCCTCCTTCTGCCTCTCTATCTTGCCCTTCAGCATCATGCTGGCGACCTCGCCCCAGAATGGCTTGAGGCTCTCGGATAGTTCTATGCTGTAAGTATCCATTCCCATATCGGACAATGGTGTGGTCGGTGAGTGCACCCAATATCCTAGGCTGCTCTTTTCCAAACTGTATGTGACCATGCTCTCGTTGGGTAGTGTGACAAGCAGGGTGTTGTCCATGATGTCGATGCCATGTGGGAGATGCACTGGTGGGTATGCCTTGGCGAGTATGGAGAGCGTCTCCATTGAGACACTGGACTCGCCTTGTCCCTCGCCGACCAACTTTGACGGGTTGATCGTGAATATGTCACGTCCTCCCTTGCTCTCCCTCTTGATGCCGGAGAACCTGACCTTGACGATATCACCCTCCTCGAACGGCTTCGGGCTCGAGACCGTACCAGCGTCGAGGTAGACCTTGCCGTCATGCTCGACGGCCCTGTCATTGAGGCCCTCTCCGTCTATCAGTGGTCCTGCACCGAGCCTGTACGTGTAGGGGCCGTTGCCCCTGCGATCGAGAACGATGAGGTTGATGTCCCTGTTCGGTCTCAGCACCACCCACTTGGGATGTCTTCTCTCACCGCGCATGTAGGTGCTCTTGCCATCCCTGAGCAGGATGGTCCTGTGCTCTGCCTGTAGTGTCTTGACGGCATCCTGCAGTCCCTCCTCGTCCGTGAACCTCGTGTCGTGCGGACCTACGATGATGACTTGCTCGTGACTGTCGTACTGTCCTCTGAGAACCTTGAAGCGCTCCCTGACGTTCATGTCCATGATGTCGGTGCCGTCGTAGTGCATGATGTCCATGATGTGAAGCGTCTCCTTGCCGAGGATGGCATCAAGTGTACAGTCCTTCTCACCTAGGTTCTTGACTCCCTTCTTGGCCCAGTCTGGAATGGCTCTCTGTCCCCCGTCCTCGTCGAAGGCCTTGACCCTCCCGTTCTTCTTGGTCAGGACTATCCTGTCGCCGTCGTACCACTTGGAGACGACCCAACTACCGGTGAACCCCCTCAACTCCTCCAAGTCCCTCATCCTGAATATTCTGTGCATGGGTCTGATGGGCGGCACCCACTCGGGTGAGGCGTCTGCCTTGACGATCAGATCCGGGTTGAGCATGAACGTGGCATAGAGTCCGGCGTCTTGAATCGACTTGCCGATCATGGGTGTCTGAGACAGGGGTACTCCCATCGCATCTCCCCTGTTGGCCGGTGGATCGAACTCGGTCATACCATAGGTATCAGTGTTCATGCCGTTAAAGAGGTACCTCTGAGCGACGTCTGGGCCGAGGGCTGCGCTGATCATGTCATTGGGAACTGACACCAGTGCTTGCTCGAAGGTCTGGGTGCCGATCTGGGGCGACCCCTCGTCGAACT